GCGCTGTGCAGCTGAGCGCCCTGGCATGGGCGTCTGACAGCCTGCGCGCCGCTTCCCTCAGCCTGCAGGACGGCCGCTGGGTGCTGGGCAGTGATGCCAGTCTGCGCTATCTGGGTTCGGTACGCGTCGGGGCAGGCGGTGTGGCCGTTGACAGCAAAACCCAGCGCCTGGTGTGGAATGCCGACAACCGCCGCGCGAAATTGATCTATCGCATGGACAGCACTACCCATACCTACGGCAGCGCCACCTGGCGCATGTGGAATGATGACAGCGACAATTATGCCCAGTTGCTGTTGGGAGAGAATAACCCGTTGACCCTGCAATTGTTCGGCGACCAGAGTGGTTCTGTGGCGGGTGACGCCATCCGCGTGGGCATCGGTGTCAATAGCATCGGCGGCAGTGTCATTCTGGGTTCGTCCAGCGGTGACAACTTCAAAGGTTCGGTGGTATATTGCAATGTGCTGGCGGCGGGCGTGCACCAGTTCAATGTGTGTGAATACGGCAACGCCAGCTCCACCTGCACCTATTTCCGCGCCACGCTCAGCGGCGAGTTCTGGTGTTAGGAGGCAGACGCATGCAGGCCATTCACGAGAAATTCCATTTTACCCCTGCCGCTGTAGAAGCCAGCCAGAGCGGTGCGTTCGAGATTCTCGCCATCACCGCCGGCGAGGGTAACGGCTGGCAATTTTCCGCCGCGGTGCTGCAGCGTTCACTGTCCCGGTGGGCGCAGGTGGATACCTTCATCGACCATACCCGTGCTGCCGGTCAGCCGCGTTCCGTGCGCGATCTCGCCGGGCGTTGTGAAGACCCCCGCTGGGACGACGGCCACAACGGCATCCGCCTGCGCCTGAGCCCCTGCGGGCCGTCGGCGGATTTACTCATCCAGCTCGGCGGCTGGTTATTAAAGGAAGAACCGCCTGCTCCGGCGGTTGGGTTTTCGGCCGACCTGCTCTTCACCGCCGACAGTCAGCGCAATGTAACCGAAATCAAGAAAGTGTTTTCGGTGGATGTCGTTTTTCAACCGGCACGCGGCGGGGCTTTTCTCGCCGCTTTACAGCAATTGTTACCACAACCAAACAAGGAGAATATGACTATGACAATGGAAATCAACCAGACCATGCAGGATCAACCCGCGCAGGGCGAAGAAAAGGAACGTGCCATGTGCGCCTACCTGCTGGAAACCGCCCTGCAGGCCGCCCAACTGCCCGCGCCAGCCGAAACCTATGTGCGCGAACGCTTTGCCGGGGAGGTGTTCACCCCCGAAGCCCTCAAGCAGGCCATTCGTGAAGTGCGCGACCTCACCGCGCAATTAACTGCGCCGCAAACCGTGCAGGGACCCTCGCGCTTGCACAGCCAGCGTACTTCTGAGGACCGCTTGCAGGCGGCGGTGGATGACCTTTTCGGTGCGCCGCGCGAAACCGCCCTGCAGTCGGCACAGGTGGAACGCCTGAGCGGTATCCGCGAGCTGTATATGCTGTTGACAGGCGATATCGACCTGCACGGCGGCTATCATCCCGAACGGGCGCGCTTTGCCACCACCGCCGACTTCAGCGGGCTGGTGAAGAACGCCATGAACAAGGTGGTTGCCAACACCTGGGACGAATTGGGCCGCGCCGGGTATGACTGGTGGCGGCGCATCACACGCGTGGAGCATTTCAATACCCTCAATCAGGTCACCGGCATCCTGGTCGGCACGGTGGGCAGCCTGCCCAGTGTGTCGGAGGGTGGCGAATACGCGGAATTGAAGGTCGGCGACAGCCCTGAAACAGCGACCTTCACCAAGTACGGCGGCTATATCCCCCTCACGCTGGAACTCATCGACCGGGACGAAACCCAGAAACTGCGCGCCTATCCGCGCGAACTGGCAGCGGCAGGATTGCGCAAGATTTCATCCCTGGTGGCGGCTGTGTTCACTGCCAACAGCGGGGTGGGGCCAACGCTGGCGGACACCGGCGCACTCTTCAATGATGACGCCGTCAGCGCGGCGGGTGGGCACGCCAACCTGGGCAGCGGTGCGCTGAGTGCTGCCAACTGGGACACTGCCTGCCAGGCGGTCTTCAACCAGCCCATGCTGATCAAGAATGCCGCCACCTTCTACGGCAGCGGCCCGGCCATGGCGGTCAACCCGCGTTATTTGCTGGTACCGCGTGCGCTCCAATTGTCTGCCATGCAGATCCTCTACCCAAATTTTGAGCGTGCCGCCAGCATCTACAGCGAAAACCAGCAGCGCGGCGAGCCCGGCGATGTGGTGACAGTGCCGGAATGGAGCGATGCCACCGATTGGGCGGCGGTGTGCGACCCGCGCGTTGCCCCGGCTATTTTCCTCGGCGAACGCTTCGGTTTGCTGCCCGAAATTTTCCTCTCCAGCCAGGAAAACCTCGGTGCGGTCTTCACGCATGATGAGCACCGTTTGAAAGTGCGCCATTTCCTGGCGGTGTGGGTGAATGACTTCCGCCCGCTGTTTAAAAGCAACGTCGCGGATGCTTGATGATATTCAGGCAGGAAATAAAGGAGAAAAAATGCAAAACAAATGGAAACTTTTGATCCAATCCAGGAAATTCTGGGCAGCGATTGCCGGCCTGCTGGTGGTGTGCCTGCGCGCGTTTGTGCCCGATTTTCCGCTGGAAGATGATTTGCTGGTCTATCTGGTGGTGGTGATCGCCTCCTACATCCTCGGCACCGCCATCGAAGACGCCGGACACGGCGATTACCTGACCGTGTTGGGCAGGCGGGAAGAGCAGGATGACGCCTGAGCCGCGCAAAAAACCGCGCCAACCTAAAGAGAACTGCCCCATCGGGGCAGTTCTCCGCCCGGGCAATGACGGCCAGTCGCTGTCCTACCGTCCGTTGACGCCCAAAGCACCTGTTGAACCGCAATTGAATGGAAAGGAAACCGCCCATGAAACTGACCGATCTGCTGAAAACCCGCCAGAAGAAGGAACAGACCACCCGCCTGCACCGTGAAAGCGACCAAACCATCACGCTGGGCGGTCCGTGGCGCCAGGCGGAACAGGAACGTACCCCCACTGATCGCGAAAGCCTGCTGACTGATGTCCTCACTGCCTGGCAGGTCAACCCGCTGGCGCGGCGGTTGGTGGAACTGACCACACAATACGTGGTCGGGGCGGGCGTCAGCCTGCACTGCGCTCATGCTGAAACACTGGCTTTTTTGCAGGACTGCTGGCAGCATCCCCTCAACCGCATGCACACCCGCATTCTGGACTGGTGCGATGAACTGACCCGCAGTGGCAACCTGTTTGTGCTTATTTCCACCGATGCCAGCGGCATGAGTTACTTTCGCGCGGTGCCGGCGCTCAGCATTGACCGCATCGAAACCAGCCCCAACGACCTCGACCAGCCGCGGTTATATCACCGCAAAGCCGACAACGAGGACTTTGACCCTCCGCCCTATCCTGCCTATGACGCGGCCATCGACCAGCGCCAGCCGGACGGCAGTTTTCAGGCGGTGATGTGCCATTACACCATCAATCGCCCGATCGGCGCGCTGTGGGGCGAAAGCGACCTGGCGCCGCTGCTGCGCTGGATCTCACGCTATGCCGCCTGGCTGGAAGACCGCGCGCGCCTCAATCGCTTCCGCAATGCTTTTGTGTATGTGGTGCGCGGCAGGTTTCTCTCTGAGGGCGACCGCCTGACCCGTCAGCGCGCCTTGAACGCGCATCCGCCCACCCCGGGCTCGATTTTAGTGACGGACGAGAGCGAAAGCTGGGAGATCATTGCGCCGCAGTTGGACGCGCATGACGCTTCGCTGGACGGTCTGGCGATGAAAAAGATGATCGCGGCTGGCGCGGGGGTGCCCCTGCATTTCCTGGCGGAGCCGGAATCATCCACCCGCACCACAGCCGAAGCCGCCGGCGGTCCCACCTTCCGCCATTTCCAGCAGCGCCAGCGGTTGTTCCTGTGGATGCTGCAGGACCTGCTCGGTGTGGCGCTGGGGCGGCGCGCCCTGCTGGATGAGCGCGTGGATCCCGCGGCTGTTTTCAACCTGACCGGCGCGGATATCTCGGCACGCGACAACCTGTCACTCTCGCAGGCGGCAAAGCACGCACTGGAGAGCTTCCTGCCCCTTTACCAGCAAAATCTACTCAGCGGAGAAGAACTGCTGCGGATGGTGTACCGTTTTTCCGGCGAGGTAGACCTGCCCGCCGCACAACAAGGAGATTCCTATGGCGAGAACGCGTGATGATTACCACCTGGCGGTGCAAACCCTGCTGGGAGACCTGGATGGTGTGCGTTACAGCGAAGCCCTGCTGGATGACGCGCTGGGGCAGGCACTGCATGCCCTTTCGCTGGCAAGCCCGCTGGCGATCGAAGCCACCTTCCCTGTGCCGCAGAGCGGGCAGGAGCTTTCGCTGGCAGGTCTGGCGCCGGTCAATGCCGTCATCGAGGTGTGGTATCCGTTCAGCGAGGATGATTTCTGGCTGGAGCCGCTGGGCGGGTGGCACTTTCTGCGCCTCAGCGGAGCGCCCGTTATCCGCTGGAAGAATGGAACCTTCCGTCAGGGCGAGATGGTGCGTGTGCTGGCAGCCTGCGATCACCAGGTGGCGGGGTTGAAGGACGGCGAAGCCAGCACTCCACCGCCGCACACCGAAGAGACCCTAAAACTGGGCATGGCTGCCTACAGCGTACTGGCGCGTTCCGCCCAGCTGCTCGAACGGCACGGCGCGCTGACCAGCGACCAGAAAGGGCTGCTGGATCTGGGGGAAAAGTGGCTGGGACGCTTTGAACGCCAGTGCGCGCACCTGCGTGCTTCGCCCTTTTCGCCGTATGGAGCGTTGCCCAAAGAAGGCTGGACGCTGGGGAATGCTGATGGCTGGCAGTGATCTCTACCGCTGGCAGAGCGGCGGCAGGCCGGATTGCCCGGTTTGCGCGCGCCTCAATGGCACCATCCAGCCGCTGGACTACTGGCGCGCGGTGGTGATGCCGGGTTTTCACCCGCACTGTAACTGCGAACTGGTGCGGGTGACGACCAACGAGCAGCGTACCCAGGCCCCGCCGCTAATTGCGCCCGGTATTCCGCACCAAAATTTACCGCCCATGGGCAGAGTGCCTCGTGCGGGCCGGCTGCTGCCCGACCGTCCCCGCCCGGAGATGTTCTGAGAACAAGGTGTCTGCACTTCTCAATCACCCCATTCTTGCCAGCCTCCTCACAATCAGTGTTTAAGAACCGTCCCAGGGTTTATTTTTGGGAGCGCAGCGACCAAAAATAAACCCTACATTCATCGGGCGTCTGCCATATACAACCATCCAGCCGTCCGAAAAAAGCCCGTAAGGGAGCCACCCCATGACGAACCTTCCTGTCTTCGTCATGGGCAGTAACATAAAATAACTGCACAGCTCAACC